TTTCTTGATATCTCCACGAACAGTCATGACTCGGTTCAAGACCTTTGTGAATCGGTTGCGATGGTTGGCGTTGGGGTGGAGCAGCCTCGGTTGGTTACGCCGACTGGGGCGTTTGGTTCTTACTCGGATTTGGTGGGGGCTTGGAGTGAGGCGCATCTTGGTCGGACGCTGTTTCCGTGGCAATTGACGGCATTGTCTGGAGCTTTGGAACATCATGAGGATGGTTCGTTTGTTTCAAGCACTGCTTTGATAAGTACCGGGCGTCAGAACGGTAAGACCACAATGCTTTCAGCGCTAGTCGGGTTTTGTCTCACAGAACTTCCGCGCATTTGGGGACGGCCAGTGCGGATTATGTCAACGGCTCATGAACTGGGTTTGGCAACGGAAGTCTTTGAGGACTTGCGCGAAGTCTTTGAGCTGCTTGAGGAATCAGGGTTGGCAAAAGTGACGTGGGCCTACGGGCGTCATCAGGTCAAGATGCTTGACGGCTCTGTCTACAAAGTGAACTCGGCAACAGGCAAAAAGCATGGTGGCACTTGGGACATTCTGATTGTTGACGAACTGTGGGCCATCAGTGAAGCAACTTACTTTGGCGCGTTGAAGCCTTCCCAGATTGCTGTGCCATCTCCGCTGGCGTTTCTTGTCTCCACCGCTGGTGACGAATCATCTCGGGCCTTTCTGAAATTGCGCGAACAAGCTCTCGGAATTATTGACTCGGGCGAACGCTCCGATTTGTTCATGGCCGAATGGAGTTTGGAAACTGGCGTCTCTCCAGATGACCAAAAATACTGGGGACAGGCAAACCCCAGTTTGGGTCGAACCATCACGCTTAAAGGACTGCAGGCCGCAGCCGAATCACCTGACCGTTCCCAGTTCCTTCGAGCGCACTGCAACTTGTGGGTCGCTGCAGCGAACTCGTGGATTAACCCGGGCGAATGGGCGAAGCGTTATACCACAAACCAAGACCTAGTTGGTGGCAATACCGTGTTGGCTGTGGATAGTTCTGTGGATGACTCAAAATATGTGGGGATACTTTGTGGCTTAAACAGTGACGGCGACATTGTGGCTAGCGTTGCGTTTACTTGCGAAACAAACCGCGCCATGTGGCGACACATTGAGCGCCTAATGGAAGATGACCCCAAACTTAAGTTGGCTATCACGCCAACGCTTGACCTTCACACGCCTGAGCCGTTAATCCGTCGACGTTCCCTTTGGGGCTATGCGGAAATGATTAAGTACACCGGCTTAGTCAAATCAATGATTACTGAAGGACGGCTTTTGCACACTGGTGAGGAAATGCTGGCAGAGCACGTCAACCGCGCGACGCTGGTTAAAGCCAATGGCGCTGTCGTGCTGTCATCGCAAAAATCACCCGGGCCGATTGAGTGCGCAAGGTGTCTTGTCGCAGCTGCATCTTTGGTGTCTCGCCCCGGTCAATCAGGTCGGGCAATGATGGGTTCAGCACGGTAGTTGCATTTGCAACAAGTTTGTGCGAGACTCCGCGCGTGGGATTCTTCACTCCAAAAGTTACGACTGCACAGATGGCGTCTGCTCCTGTAAAGGCTGCATCTGGTCGTGCGGCCTCCCACATCAATGACTTTCTGATGTACTCAACAAGCGCGTCGCAGGAGCGAGCATTACAAAACCCGACGGTGTCACGGTCTAAAGACCTTCTAGCTTCTTTGATTGGGTGCCTAGAAATGCGGCATTATTCCAAGCAGTGGACAGGCGAGCGCTACGAGGAAATCTATCTACCTCTTGAGCCGTGGATGGAACAACCAGACCCGAAAGTTACGCGCAACTTTTTCTATAGCAATATCTTTTCGGATTTATTTTTCTATGGTCGCGCTTTTGCTTTTGTAACTTCGCGCTACTCAACAGGCTTGCCTGCAACATTTACTTGGTTACCAGCCTCAATGGTTTCCACGCCGAATCAGTCAGGCCCCCAGTGGTTCGGCCCATCTGATGTCATCCAATTCAACGGCGTAGAAATTGCCGACAGCAATGACGTCATCCAGTTCTTGTCTCCCATTCAGGGCTTGCTCTACCAAGGCGCTCGCGCATTGTCTATCGCTACTCACCTAGACCAAGCAGCCGACCGCTACGCAACTCTGGAAACAACGCCCGGCTATCTTCAGCAAAAAGGTGGCGAAACCATGGACGCCGACAGCCTCAGCGAACTTGCAGCTGGGTGGTCAGCAATGCGACGCCAAAACCAAATCGGCGCTTTGAATGACTACGTCGAATTTAAGGAATACAAAAATCAACCGGCAGAAGTAGTTGCTGAACAGCGCAAATACCAATCGTTAGAAATTGCAAGAGTCGCCAACATCCCTGCATACCTTGTATCCGCACCGCAAGAAGGTTCGGGCCTGACCTACACAAACGTGCAGGACTCAAACCGCCAGTTGTACTTGTACGGCGCAAAACCATTCATTGAGTGCATCCAGCAGACACTCTCGGCCTCCAATGTTCTTCCAAGAAATCGGTTTGTCAAATTCGACATTGAGTCCTATCTCGAAGAAGAAATGTACCAAGACGTCATGGTTGAACCAGCCGTTGACGTGTCAGTAGAAAGCCCATCATGATTAAGTTCACCGCCGTCCCTATCACCCTTGACGCTGCAGCAGGCGAAGACACGCCACGCTCAATCACCGGCATCGCAGTCCCGTGGAATGTTGTCGCAAATGCTTCAGGTCAGAAAGTTATGTTTAAGGCTGGCGCGTTTAAGTTAGACGCAAAGCCTGCCCGACTTCTAGAAAACCATGATGGTCGCCCAATTGGCATGGTGACAGAACTTGTAGAACTTGACAACGGCCTTGGCTTTAGTGCTGTGTTTGCTAAGTCAAAACAGGCAGACGACGTAGTTGAGTTGATTCAACTTGGCGCGTATGACTCAGTTTCAGTTGGCGCAGTTCCAGAGAAATTCAAGTACGACAAAAACGGCGTCATGGTTGTCTCGGCAGCCAGTCTTATGGAACTCAGCGTTGTCACGAACGCGGCATTCCCCGACGCCAAAATAGAAAAAATCGCTGCCTCAGAAACCGACCCTGAGGTCGATGAAGATGCAAACGAAACCCAACCCGACACAACTCCTGAGGAGGAACCAATGTCAGAACCAACCACAGAAACAGTTGAGGCCACTTCAACAGTGCCAACAGCTCTTTTTTATTCAGCCCCACGTTCACCAATTAAAACGAACGCCGACTACTTGCACCACAGTGTTCAAGCAGCCTTAAATCCACAAAGCGAATCTCGCCTTTGGGTTGCAGCAGCTGATGAGGCAAAAGCCAAGTTCATTCAGGCAGCAGATGACTCGTTCACCACAAACCCTGCTTTCTCACCAGTGGCCTACGAACGCAATGTCGTTCAAGTCAACATTGGTTCACGCCCTGTCATTGACGCTTGCGGTGGTACTCGTGCCATCCCTGCAGCAGGCATGACAATCAGCATTCCAAAAATCACAACGAATGGAACTGTCGCCACTACCGCAGAAGGCGCAGGCCCATCTGAGACTGGCATCGTTTCTTCGTATGTCAACGGAACAGTTGTAAAACTTGCTGGTCTTCAGCGTTGGTCAGTTGAACTCCAAGAGCGTTCAGACCCATCGTTCGCACAAATCATGCTTGACAACATGACTCGTTCGTACCGCAAGGCCACAGAAGTAGCAACCATTGCTGCAATCACCGCTGGTGGTACACAGGCAACAGCAACCGCAGCATCCGCTGCCGGTATCCAGTCTTTTGTTTCAACAGAATCAGCAGCTGCATATTTGGCAACTGGTGACGTTGTTAGCGCGTACACCGCTGGTGTCAGCCAATGGTCACTCATGCAGAACGCAGTTGACGGTAGCAACCGCCCACTGTTCAGCGCAGGACAGCCACAGAACTCAGCTGGTTCAGCAGAAGCAACAACCTTGTTCGGCAATGTTCTTGGCGTTCCGTTGTACGTTTCTTCAAACATGGTGTCAACATCCATCGACGAATCAGCGTTCCTCATCGTGCCTTCAGCAATTGAAATCTTCGAGTCTTCACAACTCATGCTTTCAGTCAATGTTCCATCATCAGGCGAAATTGAAGCAATGATTTACGGCTACTTCTGCCCAATCGTCACAATTGCTGGCGGCCTTCGCCGTTTCAACCTCACCTGAGTTCCCTGAACTAACTAAGACTGCAAGACCATGGCTGTTTACAACATCGCATTTCACACGCGACTAGACAACTATGCCATCTTGCAGACTTTTGTTGACACAGATATCCAGACCCAAGACTCGGTAGTGGTGGCAGGAGCCGACCACGGCTTTAGCGGGACACACACTGTCATCTCTACCGAGCCTTACCTCTTTTTAGGCGTTTCTGAATACGGCGATTTACGTTTTGACTATGACGTCATCATGGAAAACCAGTTCATCTACAAGAACACTGGGACGGACCTTGAAAGAAGCGTTGCCACCGGCACCGTCACTTTTACCCAGTCCTGCTCGTGGATTACCTCAGCCGACGTAACCAGTTGGCTAGGCATTGAGGTCGCCACCGCTAATGACACCGCATTCGTTGCTGTATGCGTCTCAGCGGCTAACGCATGGGCCTTCCGCAAACGTAGAGAGGCTGGCTACACAGACAGCCTTACAACGGCTCCAGACGGCGCAGCGAAATTGGGGACTATCCAATATGCAGCGACTCAATATCGCAGTCGCGGAGCTGTGGATTCTTTTGCTTCTTTTGACTCAATGAGCATTGGTACCCCCACCATGTCCCTCGGTCAGATTATGCAGCTGCTTGGTTGCGGAAGGCCACAGGTCGCCTAATGGCTGCAACAGGCATTCTTGCTGAAGCCGTGTCCGGCGTTAAAGCCTCACTAACCGCGCTGGGGCTGATGCCAGTAACTGACCCCCGTAACGCTCGCCCACTATCGGTCTTCATTGAATTACCAACTGTGAGCGCGTTCAACTACAACATTGGTGACATCACACTTCGACTTCGCATCTTGGCAGCGCCACCCGGCAACAGCGACAGTGGCGACTATCTCATGTCCGTCACGGACACAATTCTCAACTCACCAATTGCAATAACAGATATGTCCCCCGGCATTGTTTCAATCGGTGGGCAAGACCTACCCACATACGACCTGACCGTGCGTTTAGCGGTCAAACGAAACTAGGAGCATCATGGCCTACACCATTATTTCAGAACTTGTCGGAACACCCGGCGACGAATTTCACCCCGGTGAATTTACAAATGTTGAAGCACTCATAGAGGGTGGCTTTATCAAAGAGACAACTCAAACCAAAACCAAGTCGGAGGACTAATCATGGCAACAAACACATATCTAGCAAACCCAGTGGTCACCGTTAACTCTGTGGCACTGACCGGGTTCTGTACCCAAGCGAGCGTTGTACGCGTTCAGGAGAGCATTGACACAACTAGCTTCGGTTCTACATCCCGTGAGTTTTCTTCAGGTTTGGCCAATAACACCGTTTCAATGACGCTGTTTCTTACCTATGCCGCTTCGGAAACTTATGCAACACTCAAAGCATTGGTTGGTACTAAAACCACTGTCACAGTAAAAGCAACCTCTGCTAGTCCAAGTGCCACAAATCCACTTCATACTGTGACCGGCTGCTATTTGGAAACGCTTCCTGTGCTGGAAACGTCGCTGGGCGAGATTAGCCAAATCGATATAGAATTCACTGGCGGTGTTTACACCGAAGTAGTCGCCTAGAACCTTTTAGGAACAAATGAAAATCACGCTCAAAGTAACTCAAACAGACGGTGACGTTTATCAAGTAACTACAAACCTTTTCACCATTGTCGCGATGGAACGCAAATTCAAAATCAAGGCGTCAGAACTAGCCACTGGCATTGCCATGGAACAACTGGCGTTTCTTGCTTATGAATCTTGCAAACAAAGCGGAACGGTAGTAGTTCCCGTGGTTTTTGACGATTACATCAAACTCATTGACGCAATTGAAGTTGTATCGGAAGAACCAACAAACCCCACCCACGAGGCACCTACTCACGCTCTCTAGCAGAACTGCTAGTTGAGACTGGGTGGTGGCCTCCACAAATACCCTTTGAAACGCAAGACATGAACACAGTCATAGACGTCATAAACAAATCGAGACGCAAATGACCGCAACTGCCCGTGTTGAAATTGTTGGTGCGAAAGAAGCCATTAAAGCTTTAGGCAAGATTGACAAAGACCTTCAAAAGCAATTCAAGGCTGACGCTAAACAAATAGCCCAGCCGTTGGTTTCTTTGGCTGGTTCTAAATACCCAGAAACGCCCTTGTCAGGTATGAATCGCAAATGGACGCAGAACGGCAAACAAATTTTTCCGTACACCAAGGCAAAAGCAGTTAAAGGCTTAAAAGTCAAATTCTCTACTCGTCGCAATGACGCCAATGTTATTTATGTGACCCAATCTGACCCGGG